GACCCCCAGATAGCATCAGTAAGCTCTTTGCTTTTACCTGCTAATACCATCTCATTGGGGTCTTTCAGTGGGAGGATTGCCACCTTGCTTTTACTTGGACTAAGTAATGAAGCACATTGAATAGACGCTTTCTTTCCTGCTTCATCATTATCAAATAAAAAAACTACGTTATCAAAACCTTCTAACCATTCGATATTTTCTGCTACAGTTTTCTTCGCTGAAGCTACACCACTTGGTATAGAGACTACTGGATATTTGTTATTGAAACAATATTGGCTAACTGTCATAGCATCAATTTGACCTTCACAAATAACAAGGAGCTTTCCAGTATCTCTAAACAAGTGCTGACCAAAGAACTGTAAATTCTTGGTCTCCCCTAACCATTTAAACTCTTTATTAGGAAATCGAATATGTTGAGCAACAAGCTCATATTTATTATTATAGTAAGGAGCTATCTGAACTGGTTTACCTTGGTATTCACCAACAGTATAACCAAACTTCTTACAAGTCTCCTCACTAATTTTTCTTTTAATTAAATCTTTAAATTCACCTTTAAGTAAATTAGAAATATTATTTTTTACTAACTTAACAACTTCACCATTTTTTTCATAATAACCACAGTCATTACTAAAACAATAAGCATGGTCAGTGTATCTTGCAAGATTATCTTTGCTTCCACATTTAGGACAGCTTTCATGTTTTAAAAATTGTGATTGTTCTTTAGCTAACATATTTCCTCTCTCAAATTATTTAATTAAAAATTTTCCTTCATATATTTTTGAACGTCAAAACTTGGACATTCTTTAGGACTAAATTCATTGTGTCCTACAACCTTTGCATCTGGATATTTACGCATCATTCCAATGAGTAAATCTTTAAGACCTTCCCATTGTTTCTCTGTAAAATTATCTTCGGCTTTGTGTATATCGTCTTCTGTTACACCACCTACCATACAGATTGAAATTGAGTTATGATTGTAACCTTTTTGACTTGCTGTAGGCTCGTCAATATTTCTGCCTTCTTCAACTTTACCAGAACGAGTTATTACAAACGTATAACCTATTCCAAAAAAGCCCCTCTCCCTATGCCACTTATCAATCTCTTTTGCGTCTACCCAGTCTTGCGAAGGTCTTGTAGCTGAACAATGAACAAAGATGTATTCTGTTTTCTTTCTAGCCATTTTCTTTTAACCATTCTTGTGGGATGTACTCGCCAGTTGTTCTTATGCAGTGCCACTTGAAACCAAACAAGTCACACCATTTGCCATAAGTCGTTTTGCTCTTTTTACCTATGCGATTTTTTGCATTAGAAAAAACAAAACGAATATCGTATTTGTCACCAAATTCTTTTTTAATAATTTTATGTTTTTTTCTATCTGAACTAGAAAATAAACCTTTGGCTTCTATTATAATTCCATTACTCAGAATAAAGTCTGGTCTGTAGTAACTTTTTTGTTGTGGCTTGAGATAATTTATAGTCATAGTTTCATAATCGTACTTAACTTTTTTCTTTTCTAAAAATTTAGAAATATCTACCTCAAGCCCACTTCTGAATTTAGAAGTCGCTTTGTACTTCTTCATCTGACAAACTTTCGTGATGGATTTCTTTTACTGCTTCTTCTAAAGCTGTATCAGATTTGTAACCTTGCTCTTCTTTGAAACCAAATTTAGAGCCATCACCACCACTACCTTCAACAAGCTCAAGTATTTGTACTGCTTTTAATCGCAGTGAAATACCTGCTCCTGTAAGTGGTACGAAATATCGTATTACTTCAAAAGATACCTTACCCTCAGTGCCACCCCAGATTTGCTTTTCTGGAGATAAAGGTTTTAAATCTGAGTCAAAGATAGCAGGTTTTTGCTCCCACTCATTACCAGTTTTAGAACTCTTAGCTTTTGCTTTAAGTTTAAATTTAAATTGGTAATTACCATCCTCTTCATTAATAGAATAAGGTGGGTCTGCTACCTTAACCTTCTTACCTTTAGCTCTATCTTCTGCATCTTTTTTTGATAATTCAATTTGCTCTTCTAAAGCTTTTAGTAAGTTTGTACTCTCCTCACTTGTCAGTGATAAAGTTAGTTTGTACTCCCCATCTGGATTAAACTTTGTATCTGGTTTATTTAGATGAGGATATATAAATCTCCCCCTTGGAGATGTTAGTTTTAAATTTTCATTCATACTATATCCTTCTTGTTATCTTAAGGTGGTACTTAAATGCTACACTCTCGTAGCTATTAAGAACAAAAGAAAAGACTATCCTTTACCTGCTCTAAATCTAAGTTGCCATATTCTGGTAATGGAGGTATTTTACTTTTATTTTTATCACTTAATAAATTTTCTATTTGTTCTTTAAAGTTTTCTAAAACTGGTCTTGAATACATAGAAACAAAAGCTTCTCTGATTGCATTGTGCATGGTTATTGCATCTGAACATAAAACAGAAAAACAATCGTGAACAGTTGAGATACTTTTTATACCATTCTTACTAGCTATAACTACAGCATCTTGAAGCATATTAGCATCAAGTGAATGAATATAATTAGGACTAATAGCCGAAGCTACCCTTCTCTTTGCAATCTTTTTTGTTTCTGTATTAACTGTTAGTTTAATTGTAGAATCACCCATTTTAGTTTTTATACGTTTACTTTCCATATCAAAGTAAGCCATAAACACTGGGAAGCCATTAGGTGTATTCCATATTACTGGTAAGTTTTCGCTACTAACTAAACGACTAACTTCTTGTAACCACTTCATACATTCATCAGCTTTTACTACAGTTTCATTAATTGAGTCATAAACATATTTAGATAAAAAATTACTAGCTTTAAATAAATCATCTCCCCAAGGATGATGGTCACCTTTTTCTTCTCTTTCTATAATATGCTCTTCAATGTATTCTCTACAACTTTGTCTTGTGCCACTATATGGTTTTACCATTGTAGCTCTTTTTGTTGTCTTACGATTAACACCAAAATCTAACCATTGTTTAGCTAATATCTCACTAGAATTTTTTAATTTCTTATTAACTAAATCTGCTACATCTTGATAAATGTCTGCAGGTGTTTCACTAGGAATTAAGTTAGTTGATGCTCCACCTATTTCATCTTTTAACATACCACTAAAATGTTGTACGCCACTATTGGTATGGTCAATGCTTATAGGTAAATGTGTTATAAAGTTTGGATTACTTCCACTCTTAATAAAATCATTAAACTCAAAACAAAAAGTTAAAAACTGCCAAGGACTATCTGCTTGTTGCCACCATTTAAAATTAAGAGGGTCTTCTCCTACTTTACAAATTTGTTCAGTATTCTCTTCTATAAATTTAACTCTGTCTTCTAGTTTTAATTTATCGTGACCATACAAATTTGCACCATGAATTGCTAACCATGATAAACTCTCTTCGTTACCTATAGGTTTACCATGAGCAAAGATTAATAAACTTTTTGCTACATCATTTGCACTAGGATTTAAGAACATTGGTAAGTCATAAATTCTACCTCTAAAATCACAATTTTTAGGAAAATATATTTCTTCCTCATTTTGATATTTATTAGCTATTTGTCTTACCTTTTCTATTTGTATTCTTTTTGATTTTAACTTTGCATTATAATCATACACCTTTGCACTTTTTCTTTTCCATTCAATTCTTGCATCTACATTAGTAGCAATATCATCTGGTTTAGGTGGTAAAGGTAAGTCTTCTCTTGTTGGAAGTTTACCAATGCTATCTGAATTATTCCATGAATAATCTAATACTTGATAAGTCCTTTTTTCTATCTTCCAAGGTGTTTGTTGTAAGGTATTAACTGCATCATAAGTTGTACGCATATCATTAACTCTATTAGAAATTTCTTCTAAGAAACCTCTATTTCTTACCTTAACAAGTGGTACTGGTTTTATAAGTGAACTATGATAACCACCTCTAAATGGATGTACCCAGTCTCTTGGAGGTATGATAGTTGGTGTAAATGCAGGAGTTAATATTTCATTCTTTTCATTTTTTGTATTAATCCATTCCATTGTTTTCTCAGTAGCTTCTACATATTTAGGTGTATCTCTACGCCCTTTTCTACCTACATTTTTCATTACTATTTTAATTAATCCAGTTGATTGAATTACTAACTCAATACATTTTGTACCAATGTGTAGCTTATCAATACTGCTCCAGTTTTCATAATGAATATCTTTTTTATTCATAGTATGTGTTAATACTCTTTTCTTGTATCGGTAATTTGATTTAGCTTGTAAGTCCTTCATCAAAGTCCTAAACAATCCACTCTTTTCATTACTAAATATTTCAAATCTATATTGGTCTTCTAAAGCTGTACCAATTCTAATAGATGCTTTGTTTAATGTTTGTCCTAAAGTTATGCTATCCATCAATGATTTTAGGATAATAAAAGAAGCAATATCTGGCTGTATTAGATGTAAATATTTAGCTGAAATATGTCTTCTACCTTTTGCTCCACCATAAGCTTTATCAATAAAATCTACTAACTGTTTAGCTAAAGGGTCAATAGCCGACTGGATAAGTTGTAAGCCATATTTAGTTGTACTTTCTTGACCTTTTTGAACTGAGTTATTTATTATAGATTGATACCTTCGTATTCCTACTAACTGCATCTCCTCTTCTAACTCTTTATTTCTTACATATTTTTCGTACTGCATCTCTTAGCTCCTTGCAATTTTGCAACCTTTAATTAAAAAGATTGCAAAATGTTCTAAATAACTACTAGCTTGTAGCTATTGGGTTAAAGTTGAATTGTTGCTGTATATATCCTAGATTACTGGGATTTTTTAGATTGCTACGAGAACGTACCTACTGGTCTCTTGATTTTAAGACCAGTAGATTTGGTAGGGGTAGCCAGACTTGAACTGGCACTCCATATAATGGCACGGATTTTAAGTCCGTTGCGTCTACCATTCCGCCATACCCCCATTGTTCTCATTACTTTTGCAATCCTTTTGCAACAATTCTATAGATTAAATCTGAGAAAATCACAAATCTAATCTATGGTTTTCCAAAGCTTTAGCACAATCTTTTAAGCTTTGGGTATTTAAATGAGCATATTCCATAGTTGTTAATATAGATTTATGACCCATCCATTCTTTAATCTTCAGTAAGCTTAGATTACTTTTTGCTAACCTAGTACAGCAGGTATGACGCAACATATAAGGTATAAATGTAACATCATTTTCTAAGTCCATTTGGGCTTTAACCTTGTACCAATAGTTAAAAAAGGTATCTCTAGTAAATGTAAATAATCTCAATTTAGGGTCTTGAGTTATCTTCATTCTTCTAACAATAACTTCTCTAAGTCTACTTGTCATAAAGATTGTTCTTTCAGTGCTTTGTTTAGTTTGCCAAACATTGATTGTGTTATTCTTTAAATCAACATCTAGCTTTCTAGTAATTAAACCTTCTTTCCAAGGTCTAACACCAGTCTCTAAAAGAAATAAAAAGTAATCAGATATTTCATTAATATTCCATTGTTGGCATATATCCAGAAATAGCTTTTCTTCTATATCACTAAGCACCCTCTTCCTGCT